ACTCTACTCGGTAAGTTAAAAGCAAAGGATTTCTATCAACAGTGTGTGTTAGATAGTTTCTACAGGAATACTATAACCTCTGTTAAGGGTAAAGCTGGAAGTGGTAAAAGTTTCTTAGCAATGAATTTTTTATTGAGTCAATTAGAAAAAGATAAGATAGATAAAATTATAATGTTTATAAATGATACCCCGGTTAGAGGAAGTATTCAGCATGGTTATCTTCCAGGGGATTTAACATCCAAGCTTCTCGATTCGCAGACAGGTAATTTCTTACTTGGTAAGTTAGGCAGCAAAGAAGAAGCTATGCACCTTATTCAAATGGGTAAATTGTTATTGCTCCCTGTCTCAGATATTCGTGGACTAGATACATCGAATATGAAAGCAGGAATCTACATTACAGAGGCTCAAAATATGTCTATAGACATGATCAAATTAGCAATGCAACGTATAGGTGATGATTGTATATGTATTGTTGATGGAGACTGTAATTCTCAAGTAGATAGTAATATGTTTGAAGGTAGAAATAACGGAATGAGAAGATTATCAGAAGTTTTTAGAGGTAAAGAGATATATGGAGAAATGGAATTAAATATAACGTACAGATCAAAAATCGCAGAATATGCGGAGGAACTATAAGGAATAAAAGGAGGAATTATTAATGGTAAAAGTAGAACAAAACTCAACAATAAAATTTAGTGCAAAAGGTGAATTGGTTGATATAACTGAGGTTGGAATAACAGTTAAGGATCTCAAAGAGGGAACTTTAGACGTTATTAAATTTGAAGATGTAAGAACTTTAATAGGTAAAGAAGTTACAATAGCATTTCAGAATAAAGAAGAAATTTAATTTAAAATAGGATATAAGGTGGTTAGAAGGTGATAGAGGAATTAAATTCAACAGATAGATTAGAAGGAGAATCTGATTTTGAATACAAATTAAGATTATGTAGTCTTAAATTAAATAAAGAAATAGATTTAGATTGGTCTGAGATAGTTGAAATTTTAGGATTAACAATATCTGGTGACCATTTACGTAAGCTTTCATATGGTTACAAGGAATGTGAACAGTACTTAAAAGATACTAGATATATTGAACCTGAGACTCTAGCGGCTCATATTGAACGTGAAAATATATCAAGCCCTGAGAATATAATTCATTTATCAGAAGAGGAAGATAATATTCAAGTTATTGATATGGGAGATAAATTTCATATCTATAATAAGAAACGAAGCATAGTGATTGATAAAGAGAAGGTTAAAAAGATCAAAGAAGTATATTGTGATAAAACGCCTTTAACTATTAATGAATTATGCAGGAAATTAGATATTGCTAGAAGAGACTTTATGTTATTGAAACAAGGCCTATCAATATGTCATTCAGATGTTCCCTATCTTGATGAAGATATCCAAGATGATAATTTAGGAGATTTAGTTGTAGAGACATTGGAAAGACGTAAGGAAAAGTATTTCTTAAAGTTGCAGCAAGAAGAAATCAAACAAATGGAAGTTGAATTAAGTAAATACCGGAAACAGGATTATTTATTTGATAAGATCATTGAGAAGTTATGTAATATAACGATAAAGCCTGTGAAGTACGCTATTGAAATACAAAAACCTTTTAAGAAAAGAGAAGCCTTGTTAAATATAGCAGATATTCATGGAGGAATTAAATTCTCAAATTACTGGGGATCTTATAATACTCAGATTGCGAGAGATAGATTTAATCAACTTACTATAGAAACAATCCAAACTTGTGCTGAACTAGGAATTAGTAATCTACATGTTAGTAATTTAGGTGATGCAATTTCAGGAATTATTCATCAAACAATTCAAAAAGAGAATGAACTGTCTATTGAAGATCAAGTTCCTTTTGTTACAGAGTTAATTGGTAAAATGCTTATGGAATTCTCAATTATGTTTGATACAGTAATATATTCAAGTGTTATCGGTAATCATGGCAGGATTTTCCCAAATAAAAATGATTGTGAAGAAAAAGAGAATTTTGAAGCTTTCATTTCATGGGGATTAAAATTAATGCTCAAAGATTGTGAAAATGTAATATTTGAAGAAAATGTAATTGATGACGGCATAATTGTAAAATCAATACAAGGTGTAAAAATTTATCAAGTACATGGTCATTTAGATACATTTGCAAAAGTAGCTACTGATTTGGGATTAATGTTGGGTAAAAGTGATGAGTGCCACTTAGCGCATTATCACCATAATAAAGCTGAGGAATTTCATGAAGTTGAAGTATTTATGAGTAGAAGTTTCGCCGGGATTGATACTTATGCGAAAAATAAGAGATTAACAAGTACCCCAGGTCAGAGACTTTACGTATATTCTGAAGGTAAAAGAGAATTTATAAAAGATATTGAATTTAATGACAATTAAATAATCATATTATAAACTCCTTTCGACTGTGTTTCGATTTTGGAGTTGAGAATAGACTGTCCATCTATTCTCTTTTGTTTTAAATAAAAACAGAGGAGAGAAATATAAATGGCAAGAGAGATAATTTGTGGTATTTATAAAATAACAAATAAAATAAATGGGAAAATATATGTTGGCCAAAGTATAGACATTCATAAAAGATGGAGAGAGCATAAAAGTGACTTTAAAAATAGAAAAGATAGACATAATATATATTTCCAAAGAAGTTGGGATAAATATAAATCTATCAATTTTGAATTTGAGGTAATAGAAAGATGTAATAAAACAGAACTAGATATTCAGGAACGATACTGGGTTAAATACTATAATAGTAGTGATATACAGTTTGGATATAATGCTGATGAAGGTTCTAATGGAAAAGTTATTAATAAAGAAACAAAATTTAGAATGGGAGCTGGCAACAGAGGAATTGCTAGAAATAATCAAAAAATAGTTCAGATATCTCTAGATGGAGTTCTAATTAGAACGTGGAATAATGAATTAGAAATAAGAACTGAATTTATTAAAGAAACAAGAAGTATTAGAGGTTGTTGTAGGAAAGAGCCTAAGAGATATACCGCACATGGTTACATTTGGATATATGAGGATGAATATCTTGAAACGGGGTTAGATATAGATTATTATCGTAGGAACAAAATAGTAAAAGAAGTACTACAATTTGATTTAGATATGACTTTTATAAAAGAATGGAAGTCAATAACTGAAGCATCTAAAAAACTAAATATAGCAGACTGGTGTATCTCATTTTGTTGTAATGGTAAAAGGAAGAAAGCAAGCGGATTCATTTGGCAATATAAATATTCGCAAGTAGCCATTTAAATTGACAATTCAATAATCATATTCCGATAAGTTAAATATATCGCTAGTGAGTAAAAGTTATCTCTATATAATTACCCCAAACGTGGTCGTGTCTTTCGACATAATCTGACCGGAAAGTGGTGATCTTATTTCTTATTAATGTGCAAATCTAGCACACAGTTTTAAATAAAAGTTATCAAAATATGAGGAGGTTTTATTAATGTGTAATTGTGAATGTTGTGGACAAGAAATCGAGGAATTTGAAGAGGAATTAACTAGAGAAGAATTAATCGAAATTATAATTGATGAAGTTAATGACGGAGCTTGCGCTACTCAAATGTTAAATTTACTGTTCGATCTAGCATATGATTTAGGCCAGAAAGAATTAGCTGAGGAGTCAAGAGATTTCTATCAAGATATATTGGATGATGTAGAAGAGTAAATTTGACAATAAATTAATTGCCAAGTCAAGGAATTCTATCCTTTAATGGCGTAGTGATAGGTATTTTATTACTGACTCCAAGGCAATGAGAAGAATCATACAAGGCTGTGACTATTACGATAGCATAGACTGAATTGACAAATAATATTTTGTTATAAAGTTTGACAAGATTATTATAGACAAATATGTTCTACATCAGAGTTAGTGATAAGAAGAGAAATTGCAAATTTACTATCGCTTTCAAAAAACTTAATTTAAGGGTTCCTAAAATTAGGTCAACGTTGTTGCAATACGAACCTTCCCTTAAATTTAATACACTAAGTTTGTGTAGTTTATAAGTGTATCTGTAATAGAGGTTGCGGAGCCTACCAAAACCGTTTTAATAGGGATTGTTGACCGATCGCTATCTATAAAGGTTCACTGAACCCGTAATCAGTGCCGCCTCGATTCAGGGCAAGTTCGCAATACTGGATCGTTTAATATGGGATAGATAGCTTAATGATAGAGCCTTTTCCTATAAGATTATAAGGTGTGGGTTCAATTCCCATTCTATTCCACCACGAGATAGGTTGTGAGTACACCGCAATAAAGGGAACTCTCCATTTCTAATATGGACTACAGGGTAATGGACTTAAGCATTATGTTGTAGTCTCAATATGCTTCTGTGGCGCAATTGGTAGCGCAGCACTCTTGTAAAGTGAAGGTTATCGGATCATTCCCGGTCAGAAGCTCCAACATAGGGTTCGGAGGGTGGACTTCATGCAAAGGAACTTTCTTATATCAGATTATGGCTGCTATTTCTTGCGGTTGTAATCTTTTATACAATTAAAGGATAATAATATGGTGTGGCTATCGTAAGCTAGGAGGAGATTTTATGGAAACTATTAATTTATTAAACGGCGAAGATTTTATTCCAAAGATTAATTTCACTGGAAAGATTGTTGGATTTGATATGGCGGCAAGTGAAAGTCATGGAGATATGACAAGTATAATTATTTCAAAACTTTGTCAAGGCCAGAGAGATAGAAAATTGATTTACACACAAGGCATAAGAGGTATTGGTAAAACACATGAGTTAATTAAATACGCCAAAGCATGTAATTATATAGTTGTAGTAATGAGTGAGATTCAAGCTAAATCATTAAGAAAAGAATATAATTATGAAAAAATATATGGTCAAGGTGATTCAAATTTGAGAGGACATAGGGATTTTGTAATTGATGAACAAGTAAAACTTAGAGGTTATATCTCAGAGAATTTGGTTATTACGGGATTTACAGTTGAACAAAATATTCCTACAATTGAGAAAGCTGAAACAGAACCTTATGGCGGAATTATTGGTTCATTGAGAAATGATGCTGTTGGTTTATGTGATAAATTATCTAAAGGGTGTAATCAATCTGATTATAAAATGTTGATTAATAATTTAAAGAGTACTATGGAATTAATACAATATTTAGAAATAAAAGATAAAACTAATATTGAATTTACCTTTGGACAAGTTGTAGATTATATTGGTAGAAATTTAGAGCAGTACACTCCTGAAACACAGAAATTAATTATGGATATACTTGCTGGAACTAAGAATTTATCTGATGTTATTAAAATACATGGGACAATTAAAGGATAATATTCAAATTATGCGTATCTGAGGGTACGTATGCGTGTGGGTATTTGATTATTCACAAGATAGAAGAAATTTATGGGTAGCTCCTATGAATTAGTGCATTCCCCTCGATGCCTCTTCTATCTGTTTTTACATATTGAGGGAAATAAATTATGAGGATGGATGATTAAATGTTAATAACAAAAACAGTAAAAGTAAAATGGTGGTATAACAATAAAAAATGGTATGTTGATAAAGGATATCCCTTTACACAAATTGGAGATATATTTGAAGTGAAAACTGAGGATTTAACAGTGAATAATTCAAACACAATAAAAATGATTTGTGATAGGTGTAATGAACCTTTTGATAAAAGGTGGATAGAATATAACGCATCGCCTCATAGCGAGGGAAAACATATTTGTAAGAAATGTACTTACTTTGATAGAGCAGAGCAAATAAGATTATTAAAATTAGAAAGAGGTCAATCATTTGAAGCATGGTGTGTTGAAAACTCTCGTCAAGATATTTTAGACCGATGGGACTATGAATTAAATGATGTTTTCCCAAATTGTATAGGACATGCTTGTATAACAGAATTTTATTTTAAATGCGATAAAGGATTACATGAAAGTGAATTAAAATGTGTACACAATATAACAAAAGGATTTAAGGGTTCTATGGATTGTATTGCTTGCAATTCTATGGCTGAGTGGGGAATTAAGAATCTAGGTGTAGATTTTATAGAAAAATACTGGTCGGATAAAAATGTGGTTAGTCCTTATAAAATAAGTTATGCAAGTGGTAGTAAAGTCTGGATTAAATGTCAAGAAAAAGATTATCATGAAGATTATATTACTACTTGCGGAAATTTTACATCAGGTGATAACAGATGTCCTTATTGTAATAGTAACAGTGGTAAAGTTCACCCCTTGGATAGTCTAGGAGCTTTATATCCTCAAGTATTGGATATTTGGAGTGACAAAAATACATCAAGTCCATTTGAATATTCTGTAGCAAGCAGAAAAAAGGTTTGGTTCAAATGTAAAGACGGGAAGCATGAAGATTATTTAAGAAGTATTAAAGATTCTAGAATAATCGAATTCCGATGCCCTACTTGTAATCTTTCATTGGGAGAAACATTTATAAAAGATTATTTAACTCTGCATATGATTAATAATATCCCACAAAAGAAGTTTAAAGGATTGCTTGAGCTAGGAAATGGAAATTTAAGTTATGATTTTTTATTACCCGAAAAGAATTTACTAATAGAATACGATGGAGAATTTCATTATTTACCTCTAATGGGAGAGACTCAGCTAAAAAAACAACAAGCCCACGATAAACTTAAAACTGAATATGCCAAAGTAAATGGTATAGATTTATTAAGAATACCCTATTGGAAATTTGATAACCTAGAAGAAATTTTAAACAAACAATTCAATAATAATATTACAAAAGAAGTTACTTAATACATAACTTCTTTTTTATTTTTAAGAAAGGAGATAAGGGAATGATAACATCGAAGCAGTGCATAAGTTGCCATAAAACAAAGAAAGTCAGTAATTTCTATATACATAGAGATAATAAACCGGGATATGGACTTGATAATTCTTGCAGAGACTGCTCCCGAAAAATGTCTGTAACACTGGCAGGGCTTAAAGAATATTGCAATTTGAATTCGAGAGTTTTTGATAATGATTTATTTAAGATTGCAACAGAATCCGCAACAAAAAAATATGAAAATGATATTGAATTTAACTCCCTTTCTGAAGAGAAACGAGAGTCTTTTTTATTTACAAAAATCAGAAACATATATTTTAGTCAACAAAGCCAAACTCAGTTCTATAAGTATATAGATGATGAGGAAAGTCCTACTTTGCTTGAAAAAGATATAGAGGATGGGGCTGAATATATAGAAAAAGAAGATCGTGAGAAAAAAATACATTCTACTGAGTGGCAAGGAATGTATACTCGGGTTCAGTTAGACTACTTGCAATCTTACTTCTCCGATAGTTTTGGTGATTTTACAATTGTGACAAGAAATCATCGAGATTATTTATACAAGATAGCAAAAGCGAGCCTAGCTATGGATGAAGCATTCAACGACATGTTAAACGGTATTTCGGGAGCAGAAAAGAGATACGCTGCTGCAAAAACAGTATTCGATACACTTAGTCAAAGTGCTAAATTTTCTGAAAAGACACGATCTGCTAATGATGTAGCTGGTCTTTCATCGTTATCGGAGGTAGTTAAACAACTTGAGAAAACTGGATTTCTTCAAAAGAACAGAGTTTATAAAAAAGATGATATTGATAAAATTGGTGATAACTTCCGACATACTATCACTAGTGTGGGAGGGAGTTTCTGATGGCTATTAACTATTCTAAAAAAAAGCAAAATAAACAAAATGGAAGAGACATAGATTTAGATAGTCCGGAAAGCCATAAAGTCGTTAATACAAAAGCTATAGAAAATCCCGAAGAATGGGAAAAGCAAATTTGGTTTTGGAGAAGTCATCTGGATATTTTTATAGAAGATTATTTTTCGGATGAAGAGAACAAAGTAGAATTACATGACTTTCAACAAGTAATCGCAAGAGAGTGTGGTAACTGCACTAATGTAAAGGATATAGAATCTCGTTCATTAGGAAAAACATGGAAAATGGCATGGATACTAGCTTCAATTTGTATACTATATTCTACCACACCTGTGCTTATAGTATCAAAAACTCAAACACAAGCATGTTTAACGCTTAACTTTTTAAGGACTTTTGCAGGCAAATACCCAAATTTGCAAAGAGAATTGGCGTCGCCTGTGAGAATCACTAAAGCAGGAGGGTTCGTAGAATTTAAAAATGGTTCTACTATAAGCGCCTTGGCTATGAGTACGGATGGAAGTAATTTAAGAGGACTCAGGAAAAAAGTAATTTTGATTGATGAGGCATCATGGGTTAAATCGGAAGTCATTACATCTGTTCTTATGCCTATTCTTAGCTTCAAAAGAGATATTTGGTGGGAAAAGAACAAAGAAGGATTTGAAGATTTTGAATCTAAATTATTTGAAACAAGTAGTGCTTATTTGAAAAGTTGTGATTTCTTTACTAGATTTACCGGAACATTAAGGGCTATGGCTGGACATGAAGATTCAGATAAGACCAAAAATGTTCCACCTAATACTAATGTATTTGCAAGTGCCTTAAATTATGAAGTTGCTTTAAGAACTGGGGCGAAAACAAAAGAAGAAATTGACGCATGTAAAAACTCTATGCCACTGTCAAGCTTTAGCATGGAATGGGGAAGTTGCTTTTTGGGATCAGAAAATGGGAGTTATTTCCCATACGACTTGACGGAGCCTTGTAGAACCTTTGAAGGGGCTGAATTATTCCAACCAAAGGGTTCTTCGGAATCAAGATACATTTTAGCGTTGGACGTAGCAACGAGCCAAGAGGAAACAAGCGATAATGCCGCGTTAACTATAATAAAAATATCTCCCGCACTAGGCAAGAATGGCAGAGAAGATGGAACTTTTAATAAATATCTAGTTTATATCCGAACATTTCATGGATACGGACAAGAAGCCTTAGCTATAGAAGTAAGAAAAATGTGTGTAAGGTTCCCTAAAATCGAGCGCATAGTTGTGGATGCTAGAGCTATTGGAGAAGGTGTCGTAGCTCTTCTTAACTTTCCTTATGTAAGTGAAGGTGTGGAATATAAGCCGTTTGTACGGGATGATATTGGATATACTGGTACATCTGCTATTCCAATTGTAAGAAGCTTTATAGGAACTAATAAACTTAATAATAGAGCTGTTACAAAAACTAGGCTATATTTTGAAAATAGATCATTACATTTACCTATTCAATCTGCAAATATGAGTAGAGAATTAGAAAGTGTATTAGAATTTGATGAAGATATTGGTAAAAAAGTTACTTCAAAAATACCCAGAGAAGTTTTACTAGAGGAAGTTGCTATTTATAAAGAAAGCGATGCTTTACAGAATGAATGTAGTACCATCGTTCCTAAAATTAGTGTATCTGGTAATACAGTATATGATACAGCATTAACAACTCAACATAAAGATCGTTTCAGTTCTCTCATGATGAATTTAGAATACATTGCTACGTTAGAAGATGCAAATAGAGAGCTTTATAACAATGGCACTGAGAATATGTGTATGGGAATTGCAATGACCTTCGATTAACAATTAAATAATAATATTAAGGAGGTGAATATATGTCAAGGAATAAAAAGAAACCATATATAGCACAAAAACAACCTGTAGTAAAACCAACGCCTGAAATTGCAGTAGGATTTGATATGAAGTCATATTCTGGAGATGGTGGTAAACCCATATCAGTATATGAAAATAGATTTAACTCAAATGGTGATGTCAAAGGTTATGATATTGATAAAATTCTAAAAAATAAACAAGATAATATCTATAAAATATTTGAACTTTGTAATTATTATGTGGATGCAGATCCTATATATGGAAATGCAATAAAAAAGATTTTAACACCATTTTCATTATCTAAATGGAAACTCACAGGAGCTTCTGAAAAGATAAAGCAGAAATATTTGGATTACTTTGAATCAGTTGGACTCTTTGATTTGCTTAGAGACATATTCTATGATTTAAATTTATATGAGAATTGCTATATTTATGACAGAGGAGATTGGTTTGATATATTCCCCCCACATAGAATTAGGGTAAGCTCCATAGGAATTGGGGGTGAACCAGTTTTAGAGTATAAAATTCAAGAATTTGGAAATAGGAATTATACAATTGCTAAAGAAGGATTTATAAATACTCTACTAAAACAATATGAAGGATATCCACCTGAGATATTACAAGGAATAAAAGACGGCACATTGTGGGTTCAATTATCACCAGATAGCTGTTATTGTTTGCAAGGTGTAAAATCCCGCTGGGAAAAGAATTGTGTACCTTTTATAAGCTCATGCCTTAAAGCTTTCTCAAAAAAGAATCTTATTGGAGAATTTGAGAACAGTCAATTGTCAGCAGGGATGAAGCCATTTTTACATGTCAAGGTAGGATCAGAGAAGTTTATATCGTCCCCTTCTCCTGATATTTTAAAAGACGTAGGACTAATATTTAAGAACGCAATTAATGGATTTCCTTTAGCAATTACTTCACATGTAGTTTCTGCAAATTGGATAGGAATTGATACTAAAAATATGTTTGATAAGGCTAAATATGATGAAGTCAATTCATCAATCTTATCTAGTTGTGGATTAAGTGCAATCTTAGTGACAGGAGATTCTACTAGTTCCAATTTTGCGAGTGCGACTGTTAATGTATCTGTTGCTGAAAAAAAAATATCTGCTAATCAAAAGAATGTAGCTGAGTTCTTAAAAAAGATTATGAAGAAAAGAGCAGTTGAATGGAGAATTGCAGAAAATAAGGTTCCAAATTTTGTGTTCGATAAAGTTTCAATACAAGATGACCAAGCTATGAAGGATGAAGTTTTAAAATTATTTCAAAGTGGGCTCACGTCCTATGCTACGACAATTGAAACTCTCGGTTATGATTATGAACAAGAGAAATCTAGGAAGACTAAAGAGAAAACTGATGGGGATGCAGATATATTCGTTGTACCAGCTTCGTTTAATACACAAGCTGCTGGCGAGAATGGTGGAGGGGCTCCTACTAAGGATATTAAAGATAGCAAACAAGATAAGAGCAATAGTGAAAATGCTCCCAAGCCTAGCACAACAAAGTAAACCGTAATTAAATAATAATATTACAGAAGCTATTTAATCATGACTTCTTTTTATTATTCCCTAATACTCTGATGCAATAAAGGAGGTGATTATATGGCAAAAAAGAAATCAGAGGTTTTTAAATGTGAATCAAAACGAATTATTTCTATTGGTGAAGAAGAAACAGGTTCAGATATATTTATGAGTATTAAATTTTGTTTACTAGATACGTTAACTAATCTGAATGGCATTCAGTATTCGCCAGCATTTTTACAAGAAATAGCGAATAATCAACAGAAATATTTATCTCTTCCTTTGATGGCTGAATTTAATAAGTTATCCAAAGGTCAAACAGGGAATCTCACCCACGCTTACAATCAGAACACTGGAGTTTTTAGTAGTCAAATGATAGGTTCATTTATTAGTTTTCAAGTCAAGCCGAACGCTGATGATGCTACTATATTAGAACTTGTTGGAGAGGCTAGAATCCCCAAAAGATTTGATGCTATTTGTGAAGTTTTACAAGAATTATTCAATTCAGGTAATTTAACATTGAGTTACGAAATCGCAGTAGCTGTGTATTCAATGGCTAATGGTGTTAAATTTGTTGATGTGGATGAATGTAACTTTTTATTTGCAATGGCAGTTGTAACAAACCCTGCTGTATTAAGTTCCCGTAGTTTGACGTTGGTAGCACAAATTATGGAGGGAGAGAATCTAGGAGAAAATTTAATAGCTACTACAAGAAATAATGTATTAAAAAATAACACAAATTTAAAGGAGGATAATTCCATGACAATCGAAGAATTAGAAGTAAAAGTTGCAAATTTAAGGGTGGAAATCGCTACTAAGGATGCAAAATTGAAGGAAAATGCGGCAGATTCAAAAGAGAAAGATGCTGTATTAACTAAGAAAGAAGCGGAAGCAAAAGCTAAACAAGATGAATTAGATAAACAGAAAAAAGAGGCGGCTGCCAAAGATACAGAGGCAGAAGCTAAGAAAAAAGAATTAGAGGCTAAAAAGAAAGAGTGTGCAGAAATAACTGAGAAATTAAATGTGTTATCTGCGAGTCTATTAGAAAAAGATAAAGAACTTGCAAGTTTACTTCCTATTAAAGAAGCTTATGAAACAGCAGAAGCAACAAAAGTTGCAGATAAATTAATAGCAGACAAAGCAGCTTTAAAAGATAAATTTAGTAAAGTATTGAGTGCAGAAGTTATGACAGAAATGGCAGAGGCTTTAGAAAATCTTGATGAAGCTAAATTAAACAGTAAGGTTGTAGAAATTGCGATGGCTTCAACTAAAGCTCCTAATAAAGTTAATTTGGCAAGTAGAATTACTGACAATGTTAAACTTGCAGGAGCAGAACCAGGATCTCTAAGAGAAAAATACTCAATATAATTCAATAATAATATTACAAAATTAGGAGGAATATTAAATGAACGGATTAGTTAAAAATGGTTTATATTCAACACAAGGTGGATTTACTGCAAAAACAGCAGGGTTAGGTAGAGGTTTATTCGTAGTACCAAATTATGTAGATAAGACAGTAT